CCCTACGGCGTGTGGCTGGTGATTGCTGCAGTTTACGCAGAGTCATTTGCTGGCCTTGGGCGGCGCCTTGTTGGGCAGCTTGCTGCATCCCGCGCTGGAATTGGTCGGCGGTCACGTAATCGACGCTATTGATGCGTTCCACGCTGTAGCGAACATCAATAGCGCCCGGAGCCAATGTAGCGGTTCCACCCATGCCGCCTTCGCCTTCGCCATCGCCTGCGGGAATTACGGCGGATCCACGGGCACCGGCGGCGTAACGGTTCATGGCGCCACGCATCTTGCTGGCGGGAATAATGTATTCGGCTTCACCGCCTTCGCCTATGAGTCCCAGCGTGGGTCGAGTAACCATGCCGCCGTTGGCGAATGCTCGGAATCCACCTGACCAGTAAGCGCCATCTGCGGCGATATTTTTGATTGATCCGGTATCAAATCCGTTAACGGTAGGTGCCGCCGGAGTACCTGTAGATGGAATAGTACTTTGATCGCCCCCTCCACCTCCACCTCCTATTGATCCAGTGATAAATCCCAGTGCAGTTTGAAGGATATAAATTTCAATGAGTTTGGCGATCATTTGGGCTGCCATATCCATAAAGTGATCGCCAACACCCTTGAAGAAGGCAGCAAGCGCTTCTTGTCCAGTCATTGCACCAGACACAAGGCCAGTAAACGCATCTCTGAAGGCGCTGCCGATTGCTTTTGCGCCGGTTATTACTTGATTGATTGGATCGGTAAGTTTCAGTAAATCGCCTTTTGCTGCAGCAATTGCATCTTCTAGCCGTTCGGCGTCTGTCTGTCCTTTTCCTGGACCCAAAGTAGCCTGATCTTCAATAACACTTTTTTGTAGTTTTAGTAGTTTGAGCTGTTTTTCGTAATCTTCTGTTTTGGCTTCTTCAAGTTCTGCCTGTTTAATAACTGCTTCAGTTAGTTGTATTTGTCTATCAATGGAGTCGAGTTCTTGCGAAGAAATGTTTTCAAAATTGGCACGTCGCTCTGCTTCAGCAGGTAATATACCTTCATTGATAAGCCTGTTGTAAGTCTTAGCAAATCCTACTTGCGCTGATTGTTGTTTGCGAAAGTCTACAAAAGGTTTAGCTGCTTGTTGAGTAGCATTAAGTGTTTTTTGAAATTCTTCTACACGTAACTGGGCACGTTTTTCTTGTGTTATGTCTTTTTCAAGATTGTATTCTATCTCAAGTATTCGTCGCTTAAGTTCAAAGAGTTCGAGCGTCTGTTTAATAGTACCGTTTCTAGCAGCTTCTTGTAATGCTTGTTTACGCTCTACGCTTAAAGCTTCCGCACGTAACTTAGCTTCTTTAGGTAAAAGCATTAACTTGCGGTCTAAAGAAGCCTCCACACCTTCACTAAATTCGATTTCTCTTACGTTTAGAGCAATAAGTCGAATTTGCTCATCATAAAGTGCTTTTTCTAGATTTAGTTGAGCTTTAAGTCTCGCTTCTACTTCTTGGCGAGCTTTTTCAGCAGCCCGTACAATAGCTTCTTCTCTTTCTTGGCGAAGTTGTTGTAAATCAATTTGTTCACGTAACAGTATAGACTCTGTTTCAAGTCCTTTCTCTAGTGCATCCTGTAAAGCAACATAAGTACGCTGCTCAATTACTTTTTCTTTTAGACGATAAACTGTATCATTTACAATATTACCGTTAGTTTTAGCTAGTTCAAGTTCAGCGCTTAAAGCGTTTTTATCTACTTGACGGATGCTTGCAACTTCTTTGTTGGTGTTTAGATTTTTCTCGGCTTCTATATTTAACTCACGCTGTCTTTGATAAATACTACTTAGTGTATCGTAATATTCTTGCCCGTAAACTCTTGCTAATTTTGTAAAATTAGCAATTTGTTCTGCGTCTCTAGATTGCTGGGCTTGCCCAAAAAGCGCGGATTCTTCTAAAGCTCCGGCAATTCCACTTGCTGGGCCTTGAAGAGCTTGTGCAGCTTTAGCTGCTAATTGCGTAGCAAGCTGGCTAAGTGAATTAGCCATTGTTGTACCAGCTACTTCAAAATCTTTAAGTGCTTTTACGCCGTCCTGACCAACTACATTCGCTAAAGCGGCTGTAGCTACAGCAAGAGCTTCTTCTTCTTTACCTGCTTTTTTAAGTGCTTCAATGTGACGTTCAGTTGCTGTACCAGCAATTCCTGCTGCTGCAACTATGTCATCGAGGCTGGAGGTTATTTTGGCAATACTCCTAATAGTGTTTTCAACTACTTGCCCTAAAGCTCCTCCGATAATTTGACCTCCAAAACCCTTACCTGCAAAAGAGCCTGCAAACGAACCTGCAACAGAGCCTACGCCTCCTCCAAAAAGAAGTGGGAAGCCCACGCCTAGCGCCAGTGATTCGTTTAGTTCTCGGGTACGTTTTGCGCGGGCTTCTTGACCTTTATCAAACGCTTCAATGCGCTGCATACGCTTGCGCGCTTCTAGTCGGGCATAGTCAACTTCAAGCGACTCTTTATTTAACTTTATTTCTGCTAACTGACTCTTTAGAATATCGGCTTGTATACGAGGAAATTCACCTAAAACTTTTGCCCAACTAACCTGGACTGCACTACCTTCTGCTGTAGCTTTAACAATACCTTGCAGCGTTTGCTGCACTTGATTAAATATGGGAGGTAATGTTTGAGCTGATCTAGCAGATTGATCCAGTTGTTCTGTAAATGCCCGACCTTTTTGTACGCCTGTATCTACTTTAGTGTTTAGATTTCCGTAATACGTGCTAAGTTGTTGCAGACCTCTTTGCTCTGCCTGCAACATTTCACTGCTAGGCAAAGCAAGCGGTGCCTTAGGTTGCCTAGCTACACGTTCTTTATTTCTTCGAATAGATTTTTCGACTGCTGTAGTGGATTCAATACTCGCGCTAAATTCACCAAAACCGGATACAGTACGGGCAGCTTGAGAAGCTGCAATATTTGTAAGTACCGTTCCTCTTTCAGCTCTTTGAATACTGTTCAGTAAATTTAATCTTTCGCGTAGAGCATTGTTTAGCGTTTTACTGGCTTGGTAATAATCGCGAGCTGCGTCAGAGGCTTCTTTTGTACCAAGAGCAACTTCGTTAAAGTTAGCGGCTGCTTCACCTACTACTTTGTTGAGATTGTTAAAACTTCTAGGAAGAAGATTTGCTACGGCATTAAGGCTGGAATTAAGACTACTTACCGCGTCCGCAGAAGATTTAATTTGATTCTGTAGGCGCTTGAGTTCCTGGGCGCCACGTACCGCAATTTCAATGTCGGCTCTGTAGGCCACGGCGCTGCGTCACACTCTGGTACTTCAGTTTACGGCGTAAAAAAGCCGCCGGACTAGCGGCGGCGTTTGGCTTTTTCGATTTCCTTTTGCTGGTCCTCGTTGAGGATGCTGAAGTACGCGCTCCAGCCGATCAGCTCTTCGGCGGTCATCTTGGCGCGAACTTCGCTAAGCGTCATGCCTAACTCCTTGGCGACTCCGAATTGGAGTAGGAGCCAGTTGTCTTTGCGAAGCTCGGCGCTCAGGATTTTGGGTCGATCGGCTCGGCGTCGTCGGTCAAGATTGCCAGCATCAAAGCCTGGAGATCCTTGTCCCTGACTTCATTCTTGAGGACATCAATCTCGCCAGCGTTGAACAGGCGTGCTCCAGTCTCGTCGAGTGCTTTATCAATCAGGAGTTGGAGAGCGAAGGCATTGGCGTCGTCGCTCTTAGCGTTTCGCTGAGCACGTTCGCGCTCGGCGGCAACCAGTGACCGAGCCCACATCACAAACTCGCTGCCGTCGGACAAAATGACGACTTTTTTGACGGGCTCTAGGTTGGCAGCTCTGCGGAGGCGGTCGATGGCGCGGAGCGAACTAGGAGCAGGCATACAGATCCTGATGGTCTGGCGTTAGTGTAGCGGATTACAAATAAAAAACCCCGGCGATGAGGCCGGGGTCCTGTCGTTGTTTGCACCAGTAGCTTATTAGGCAGAAGTGCTGAGGTCGAAGGTTGGGGTGGCGGCTGGGCGGAAGTTCACCGTCACGGACTGGGCGTCATCAGGGTTGACGTTCATGCTGGCCGAGGTCAACGTGGCGTCAAAGCTGATCGAGCGGCTTAGGGTTTCACTCACACTGCCGCCGCTATACACACGGTCGATGTACAGCTTGAAGGCAGCACCGGTCTGCTGACGCTGAAGTACGTCTTCGACCATCCGGTTGGACATCGAGGCGTTCTCGTTGGTCATGTACACGGTGGCGGTACCAGTGCCATCGCCGAAACCAGCGATGTAGCTGCGGAATGGCACGTATTGACCTTGGCTCTGACCGATGGTGGTGACATCAATCTCAGCGCGGGTGATCTCGAAACTCCAGTCGCGGACTTGGCCCACGGCTTCATAGGTGGCATACGCAACCTCAAATTCATTTGGGGCAACAGCAGTGCCGTCGTCCGTGATGTTCAGTGCGGCGCCCCCGGCAGTAGCGGAGACTTGCAAAGCCCCGGTACTGGCGGTATAAGCAATCACGAAGTAAGTCGTGGCAGCTGAAATACCGGCAGGTAGCGTGCCACTACCGGCACCGCCGGTCTGGCTATTGACGATACTGAACTGCACTGGATCACCCACCTTGAAATTTAGGTAGGTCTCAACAGTGATGGTCTCGGTTGAGGTATTTACGCCAGACTCACCGAAAGTTCCGGTGGTGCCAGCGGGCTTGTAGTAAAGAGCGCCGGACGTGCCGGACAGAACGGTGGTGGCCATTGGCGTACCAAGAGAGTTGTTACGGGGCGGGCACTGCCCGGCTTATTACAGGTTAGCGCCCGAAACAGT